AGTGTTTAACAATTTATATAGTGAGGATGAACAATGAAATACAAAATGAAAGCTAAAGGTATGATGAAGGGCGGCATGATGAAAAAGAAAGGTATGGCTAAAGGTGGTATGAAAAAAGGCTATGCTGCAGGTGGTGCTGCTAAACCAGACTTCTTAGATATTGATAAAGATGGTAATAAAGCTGAATCAATGAAGGCTGCTTCTAAAGACCGTAAAGGAATGAAGAAAGGTGGCATGACTAAAGGCATGGCTAAAGGTGGCATGAAGAAGAAAGCATACGCTAAAGGTGGTAAGGTTATGACTTACAATGTAGGTGGTATGGTTAAGTCACAAGGTAAAATGAATACTGGCATACGCATGGCTAAAGGTGGTGCTATGGGTGGTATGAAAAAAGGAATGAAGTAATGGCTACACTTCGTGAATATCTTAATGCAAAGATTAAAGCAAAAGGTTCTACTCTTTCTAAAGAAAAAGCTAAAGCTAAAAAATATAAAAGTATAGCTGCAGCTAAAAAAGCAGGTGCTCTTTACTATACTAATAAAGAAGGTAAGGTAATGGCTGCTGTTTTTGCAGAAGATCTTAAAAAGTCTTTAGCCCCTAGTAAGTCTCTTCGCCCTAAAGCGAGGCCACCAAAGCCAAGAAAAGGTCAACCTG